GGCTTGGTCGGCTTTGTGCCGATGTTGTTATACGATGGTCGCCCGACGAGCCACTAATAGAAGAGGAAGCATGAAAAGAGAAATATCATTTTCGTACAATTCCAAACTAAAGCGGTTCAGAACATTTGTAAACGATAAAAAAGTACAAGAAATAACAGGCGATAAAGCCAAAGTTCAATATCTAAAAGTAATAAAAGAATGAAAACAACAGCAATTTTAATGAGAGGAAGTAGCACAATATCAAGAAGTAATACGAATGTGCTGGGAAAATAAAAGCCTCTTACTCGTCCGAAGATTTTGCAAAAGGCTGGGTAGCAACAGCAAATATACGCAAAATCTTGGATATATGGCATATAATAGTAGGAATTTATTAATCAGAGTGATAGCAATACAAGAGCTTGTACTTGATGGGCAAAAAAAAGGCGTTACTCAAAAGTGGATATACGACAATGAGGTTTATCCTCGCTACTTTATATCTTACTCTACATTTAATAACTACCTTGCCATACCCGCCAAGAGAGAGCTTGAAATGCTAGAAAGAAAAACCGCCGAAAAGAAGCGGCAGTTATCATTAGAATTTAGTTAGACTTAGCCCTGTGTAAATTATTGCACAGGGCTATTTATTTTTAGTGGTATACTTTTCAATTATTTTGTATCTGCCGTTTTGTCTTCAAAACTTGTCTCAAAAACTATTTGATATACAAATAAGTCGGGGTGTGTTAGTTCACTTTGAGACCTACGACGCATAGGGTCGAAAAGATTGCCGCCCGTGAAATTTTGATATGTCTTGTATACCTCTGCTATCACATCGTAAGGCTCTAAGCCTTGATTACGCCACTCTTCGGGTGTATTTGCCGCCGTATTACCATAGCTAAGCGGGTCAAATGCTAAAGTAATGGTTATAGTACCTTTACAGTCTTGTATCGTATCGGTTATATCTGTGGTGCTGGGCATGCTTATGCGTACAAGAGCACAAGGAAAGGCAACAGGATAACGCCCCGCTTCGTCCTTTTTCTTTAGTTGCCCTTTATCCCAATCAAACCAGCGTAAAGTATTATTATCAAGCATGGGTTTGCCTTGCTCAAGTAATGCGTTGTAAATTGTTTTCATTTGCTCAATATTTTTACAAATTCTCGTTTAATCTTGTCTTTTATATTGGTTATCATAACCTCAGAGCGACCCATAAAAGGGCGTGCTATCATTTGAAAGGCTTTTTTGCCGTATATCATAGCTTGCATAGCGAACTGATGCACCCGCCCGTAAGCTGTGGGGCTCGTTACTCTTACCCCTCTGTCGGTATGCTCGTAATAAATACCATCGGCGAGCTCACCCGTTTCACCCGATAGTATTTTAGCCGTCGTTCGGGCTTGCGAAAATTTACCCGTTTGCCCACTATGCCCGTACCACTCGCTCTCTTCGTCTCGTCGCTTTACATCTTCCCAAGGCTCAAGGGTCTTGTCTGTAAAACCTTGATTGTCGAATGAGCTTTTGAAGTGATTAACAGCCTCTACCCCCGCAATATCTTTTATAGCGTCACTTTTAGCAAAGTCTTGCAATTCTTGCATTTTCTGCTGTATAATGCGGTTATACTCGTTCATATCCATTTAAATAGACTTTAAATAGTGTTTATTTCTTCTTTTTGGCTTTCGCGGTAGCCTCTTCAATAGCTTGCTGCCATTCTCTACCCAATTGCTCTACATCTTTGCGCTGTGCCTTATCTGTATGCTTATAGTAGGGCGATTCTTTCATGTTCAAAAACTCGGCTGTTATCGCTGGATTGTTGACAAACAACAGATTGATATTTGAGGGCATTACAGGGGCTTCGGTTGGCTCTTTGTCTGTGGGCTTCACCGAACAATCACAATTCCAATCGCTGGGCGGTAAAAGCCACGCCCAAGCTTCGTGCTTGATGGGTAAAATAGTGCCTACATAATTGAGGTGCACATGTCTTGGCTTTGCCGATTTGGTAGGCATATACTCAAGATTTGGGTATAGGTGTGCCGTTTTCTCGTATTTCTTGAGATTTGCCGCCGTTCGTGCCGCCCTTACGGCTGTGTTGTACTCAGTTTGTAGCCATTGTACATTATACTTTTCTGATAGCTTGAGAGCTTCCTTTTTGAATTTATAGAACGGTACGAGCTTGCCCTCTTCGTCATACATCAAAGCCGCTATTTCTTTGGTCTGCTTATGATTTTTGAACGCAGCAAATACGGCTGTGTTTTCTTTAAATTGCTCTATAAAGCCCTTGTCTACTTGATTGTCTTTTAGCTCACTATCTACGCCATGTTGCAAAGCTTCGTTTGTAATGTCAAAGAGTTTTTTGTTTACCAGCTCTTCGCCTTTGTTGCCGTATACTTCCTTAATGGCTTCTTGCATCAACTTGCTAATGTCTATCTCGTAGCCGTCAGCTAGTTGTATCTTGCCTGTATAGCTCGTTGAGTTCTTGCTCAAGCTCTGACTTGCCCCGCTCCACTTCGTCGGGGCGAAATGAAAAAGTTTATCTATCAGTTTTAAAAAGAAATTGCGGTCGTCGCTTAGCTTGGTCTCTTTGTCTTTTTCCTCGTCGGCTTCTTTTGTCTTTTTGGGGTCGGTCGGTTTAGCTGGCTCTTTTTCGGGCTTTTCTTCTACGGGTTTAGCCTCTATTATTTCGCCTGCAATCTCTTCGCCCTCATTAGCTGCGGGTATACTATATTTATCGTGTATGAAGCTGGCGGGTATACGTATAATCTTGGTGAGTTGTACAAGCTCATCAACACTTACCGCCTCGGCAGCACTCGGAAATATAAATTTACCCCCTTTTATCTTGAAACCCCTAGCTTCCAATAGTGGGCGTACATAGCTATTTAGTACACGCTCTGTATATCGTAGGTCTGACTTATTTATGCCCTCTTCTACCTCTTTATGTACGTCACCCAGCGAGCGAGCCCCTTTAGAGCCTGCAATAGTGGTAAGGGTTTGCCCCAAGACAGCGATTAGCATTTCTTCATTACATGCCTGCCTAAAGTCATTAAATGATACACCCGACGAGCCGCTACCCGTATTATTTACAGTCTCTACGTCTGTCTCTTTGGGTATGACGCACCAAGGAGCTGAGCCCGCATTTTGTAGGGCTTGCTCAAGTAATATGCGACTCTGCGGGTCGTAGCTTGAGTATTTACCGATTCGCTGAGGCATGCCGAATATTTCGAGCCATTGCGCATAGTCGCCAAAGCCCCCACGCTTCCAAATTGCGTAAGGTGCTGTTTTTAGGAATATACCAAAGTCACGGCGTGAACCAAGTATAAGTAGTTGTGGGTCGTCTATGTAGTCTATACCTCGCTCGTCTGAGTCGTTTATAAGTATCGTTTGATTGTCTAAATTGATATGCTTAGGCGGTATCATATCGACCCGAAAGCCGCTAGAAAAATCAATTTCTAAGCCACTACGCCCGTAAGCCTTAGAACTGACGATACCCGTTAATAGCGTTTCCCATGACAAAGATTGCATAAGCTCGTCTATCTCTTCGTTGGTCGCCCCGTCCTCGTACTGAAATGTCAGCTCAGAGTTGGTTATAGCCTCTATTCGTTTGCCCCATGAACGCGACAGCGTTGTATCTATTAGCAAGTCTTCGTATAGGTCAAATAATGCCTTGACACGCCCGCCATCGGCAGACCGCAGCGCATTACGCCACGCCGATACGTCAGACGTGGAGCGGTTAGGCTGTTTTATTACCAATTGGCTAATGATGGTAGCCCCTTGCTGATTCTTTTTTATTAATGTCTTCTTTGTCATATCTTAGAAATGTTGCCCCCGTTTGGGGTTGCTTCCAAATTTTATAATACTTGCCCCATTTTCGCCGTTCTCGTCTTCTTTGGCTGGTAGGTCGGGGTCTATGTCACCTTTTTGCACACCACGAAACCACGCTATCGCTTGCATGTATCTTTTTTCTCGTAAGCTGAGTTCGTGCCCTGCGTTGCACAACACTAGAAAATGCCACACCGCCAAGTCTTTTACCCATATCAAAAGCAAGGGGTTACGCTCGTCGCCCATTGCTCCAAATACTTTTTCGAGGTCGTATGCTTTTAGGTAGCCCTTAGCCTCTACCATTGCCCCCTGTATGGCGGCTGTTAGTATCGTTTCATCATCTCGCTGTATAACACGTACATTCTCAGCGTATAGATGGGTTTTTATTTCTTCATTAGTCAAGAACATAGCGGTCGGGGTTTTGAGTGTCATAGAAACAAATTTTGTCGAAGTCTTCGCCTACCTTGAGGTTTTGCTTGAGTAGCCCGATACGTTTCTGTGCTTGAATTTCTTGCCTATTCCAAACACGGTACTTGTAGCCAAAGAAAAACACACGGTAACGTTTACCGTCTTTTTTGTGCCGCCTCTTCGCCGTTCTGACTGCTTTATGTAACGATGCGGGTCTACCTTTGAAGCGTATATACCATTTAGTAAGTGCGTTTTTGATTCTTAGTTTCATAATCTTAATATCTATTATTGTTAGTAACTCGTGTACCTATGCTGTATGCGTTAGGAGCTAAAGAACTCGCTTTCTGATTGGCAATAAAGAAACCGCCCTCTATACAGTCTACGCCGTCGGCTGGTGCTGACAATCGCGGGCTTATCATTTTAAATTGCTTTTCTAATTGCTTCATGTGTGGATTGCCTTTTTCAGCTTCATTCAATATTAAATTGCCCTGTCTATTGGGTAGTTCTAAACTACCCTCAATACGTGAAAATTTGTCAGGCTTTCTGCGTTCGTCAGGTGCGATGTTGATTATTTTATTTCTAGCATCTCTAGCTTGAGCAAAAAGAGGTATAAAAACTTGCTGGTAAAAAGGGTCTTGTAGTGTGTTATTCTCTATATAGTTGTAAACTATATTTCTATCTTTCACATATTCATCTATGAAGTAAAACCATTCAACAAACTCTGCATTGGTAACCCGATCAAGGTAACCCGTGATAACATAGATTTTACCCCCATGTATGCCAAGTAAGAAAGAAGCTTTATAAGAATTTGCTTTACTTTTTGTATTGTTGCTAGGTGATGGGTCGGCATAATTTACTAAGAATGTAAATGCTTCTAATGGGGGTATTTTTCCCCAAGTCATTTCTTTAAATACTGACCCCTCAGTTACGGGGTTGTTATAACATTCTTTTTGTACGGCTGACGCTGATACGTCACCTTGTACAATATCTATTTGCTCTTCCGAATTTTTTTCAAGCCAAACGCTTGTACCATATAAAAAGTCTTTTTGGGGGTCGGGCTTTTTTATATTTACCATTCGGATATTTTTAATATCCCAAATGCCTCGCCCCTTTTTGGCTAATTCAAGGGCTTTGTTACCAGCCCGAACGACGCAACAATCCTCTGCTATAATATTACCAGCCCAAAGAGTAAGCATAGGTTCAGACCAAGAACGAGTAAAATATAGCGCAGTTTCAAACCATTCCCATTTTTTATTAATGGTATCTATATTTCGGCAATCTTCGTCAGTATCAAAGTCATCGGGTAAAAGTATATCGGGGCGAGTATTATCTACACGTGTACCACGTGGCGACTGTCCAGCACCTAAAGCCCGAAAAGCTGCCCCTTTTTTGGTAATAAACTCGCCATTTTCCCATTTAAAGCCCTTTTGTTTACCATAGTAAAACTCTATACGTTTGTTGCCCTCAAAGTTGGCTTTATATGGTGCAAGTAGTCGCTCGGCATTATCATAGCTATTTGAAACTAAAAGAACATTCTTTTTTTTGCCTGTTAGTGTCAGATACATTACAATCATCATAACAATTGTAGATTTTGCCAGCTCTCTAGCCCAAGATAATACGCCGTAAAATTGCGGGTTGTTAATGATTAAAAGAATTATTACTATTTGCCACTTTGCAAATTTTGATTTTGCATAGTTTGGGAATAACTCATACATCCACTCAATCGGGTTATCTTCGAGTTCTTTACGCTTTTTCTCGCGTTCGGCGTAGCTCATGTTTGAGTCTACGGTCGTCTCTGCTGTTATGTTTTGTACATACTTTTCCCAATCTAAGACTGCTTGTTTATCTGCTTGCTTCTTTGCCATTACTTAAGTCTTTCTTTTATAAAAGCGTCGAAATACATTGTTAATTCTTTTGTTTTTTCAAGGTCTGACAAGCGTAACCAGTCAAGAAATTGTTTTGACACGCTTATAATCTCAGATAAGCCCGTTTCTTTTTCTAGCTTATCAATGGCAGATGCAAGTTTTGTAATTATATCAGCCTCGGCAGTTGAAGCGAAACGCTCAGCGATAGGACGCTCAAGTATTTTGTCTTGTATTAGTTCTAATTGCTGGTAGAGTCTTGCTAATTGCTCTTCGCGTGTGATTGTAATAGATGTTTTTAGCAGTTGCCAATTTTCAGTATTTACCCACTTGCTAATAGTTGCGGCGCGTACTCCTACCTTTTCGGCTATTTCTGCCCCCGTCAAGTTTTCTTTAGTGAATAGCACTTTAGCCCATTCCTTTTTTTGCGCGTTGGTTAGTTCTTGCTTTGCCATCTTTTTTTATACAAAACTACCCTGTATACACATGCCAAAAAAGAAAAATCACAAGGGTTAAAACAATCATTACAAGGCTTGTAATAATATTTTAGAGAGCCACAAAAGCGTAACATCTTTGCAGTATAATTATTTAAAAATTGCGCAACGATGGCAAAGAAATCAATCACATTTACACTCTTAGATAGCTCGGTTACGACCTATGGCTTTCGCATTGTACCCGAGGGTGTAGGCTTAGAACATTTTAAGAAAAACCCTGTCATGCTATACGACCATTCCGATTGGCGCATGCCTATTGGCAGATGGGAAAATATACGCCTCGAAGATGGAAAAATAAAAGCCGAGGCAGTATTTGACTATGACGACACAAACGAAGAGGTACAACGCGTAATAGGCAAGGTAGAACGCGGTTTTATCAAGGCTGCAAGTGTGGGCTTGCGTGATAATGTAATGTCTAGCGATACAGCCCTACAAATTGAGGGGCAAACCCTACCTACTGTTATTAAGAGCCGTTTACGTGAAGCGTCAATAGTGAGTATTGGCGGCAATCACAATGCTATACGCCTCTATGACAATGAAGATGCCGAGATAGACCTAAACGACGAAATAAAACTATCCGATTTATTCAAACCAATAAAAATAGATAAGAAAATGAATGAGGAATTACTAAAGTTATTAAACCTATCAGACAAGGCAGACGAAAACGCTGTGCTTGTAGCTGTAAAAGCTTTGAACCAAAAGGCAATAGACTTACAAGATAAGTTAGACCTAAAGGACAAAGCCGACCAAGAAGCAAACAAAGCCAAAGCTATCGAATTGGTAGACGGTGCTATCAAAGAGGGCAAAATTAATGCTGATGCCGAGGGCAAAACTCGCCAATCTTACTTAGACCTTTTCGATGAGAATTTTGAGAGAGGTCGCAATATTCTTGCAGGCTTGCCCGCTCGTCAATCCGTAGCTGGTAAAATTGCACACGCCGACCAAGGCAGTAAAACAGAACTAGCCGACCTATTGGCTAAGCCTTGGGATGAACTAGACAAAAGCGGTAAGCTAATCACTCTTAAGGATAGTTACCCCGATGCCTACAAGGACAAATACAAAGAAAGATTTGGTGTAGAGCCTAGTCTTTAATCGCTGATTAAACAGCCTTTAAATACGATTTAAAAACAAAGCAAATTTATAACTAAAACAGATTAAAAAATGAGATTGAAACATGTAATTGCGCTTGTCATGGCGCTAGTAGTAAACGTTATGGGGGCTTCGGCTATCTCTTTAGCTTCGGGCTTGCCTTTTGCGGGTGTGCTTGGTGGCGGTGCGGTGCTGAGTCTCTTTGGTGGGGCAGCTTCGGGCTCGCTAAATATGGCTATACAAAAAGAAATTTGGATGTCTACCATTGTAGAGGGGCTTTTTGCTGATAACTCATTCTTGAGTAAAGCAATCAATGCCGACGAGTTTGTAAACATGGGTAAAACGGTGCATATTCCAAATGCTGGGGCAGCGTCCAAAGTAGAAAAAAATAGGGCTGTATTCCCAGCAACAGTAAAAACGCGAACCGATTTAGATTTGACGTTCAACTTAGACGAATTTACAACCGACCCTATACGTATACCACATGCCGAGACCGTAGAGCTATCATATAGTAAGCGCGAGTCGGTAATAAGAGAGGACAGAGCCGCACTAATTGAGAATGTAAGTAACTCTATTCTATTTGCATGGTCGCCACTAAAAGCAAATTCTATTTATACCACAGGCGACGCGGTAGTAGCACATACAGACGCGGCAACGGGCAATAGAAAGGCTTTCTCTAAGAAAGATGTAAACGCGGCGATGTTGAAATTCAACAAAGACAATGTACCTCAAGAGGGGCGTTACCTATTACTTGACGCTGATATGCACAGCCAACTATTGGACTCTATGACAGAGAAAGAAGCCGACGCATTCCACAACTTGGCAGACCTCAAAAACGGGGTTATCGGTAAGCTCTATTCGTTCAACATTATGATGCGTTCGCAAGCATTACGCTATACGGGTGCTGATGTAGCCAAAGATTGGACAACAGCAGGGGCAGCAACAGACAAAGCGGCTGCATTAGCTTGGCATCAAAACTCTGTTTGTCGGGCGTTGGGTGAAGTAGTTGCATACGAAAATCAAGGCGACCCTACTTTCTACGGTGATATATATTCGTTCCTCGTTCGTTCGGGCGGTCGTCCAATGCGTAACGATGTGAAAGGTGTATTAGCAATCATACAAGATACTGCGGCGTAATGGCAAACAAACTACAATTTCTTGTAATCCATTGCACAGCAACCCCCGAGGGGCGAGAGGTAAGCGGCGACGATATTCGTCGCTGGCATACCAGCCCCATCGCTTCGGGCGGTAGAGGCTGGAAGCAAGTAGGCTATCGCAGAATAATACATTTAGATGGCACAGCGGAAGAGCTTGTAGCAAACAACGACGACGGTATTGTAGACCCTTGGGAAATAACAAACGGCGTAGCTGGCAAAAACTCTATATCTCAGCATTGGGTGTATTCGGGCGGTGTGGCTTTGGATGGTAAAACGCCAAAAGACACACGTACACAAGCCCAAAAAGACACATTAGAAAAATTGGTAAAAGATTTTCATTGCCGTTTTCCCGATGTGAAGATAGTAGGACACAATCACTTTGCGGCTAAAGCCTGCCCGTCGTTCGATGTGCAAGCGTGGCTCAAGGAAATAGGAATTTTTCAAACTCTCTAAGTAATGGAACTAACTTTTATAGGGGTCTTTCAATATGTTGTACAACCAACTATAACCTTGATAATAGGTTACTTCGGATGGAAAGCGACCGCAGAGAAAAACAAGCTCAAAGTGGAAGTAGAGGGCATGAGAGCCAAGAACGAAGACCAAGAAATTAAAAATCAAGATAATTGGCTAGACCTCTATAAAAAGCTCCATGATGATTTAGCCTTTCGTTTGACTGAGGCTGAGCAACAACTATCAAATTTAAAACGAACAATTTACAAACATGAGATTGCATTCAAAAAAGCTAACGCTTGCCCTCATTATGATTCTTGCCCTATTCTCTTGGAGCTGTCGAAGTCAAAAGATAGCAATAGAGGAAACAAGGGAAGAGACAAAACAGACAACCGACAGCGTGAGCCGCCTTGAGAAAAGGACAACTAAGGCTTGGGTAGCACCGCAGTCAACAGCAAAACTAAATTTAGATATAAAACAATTGGCAGAACTACCCAAAGGGGCAAGCTTCCAAAACAAACAAGGGAACGCCACAGCTACGGCAAAAGTAGCCGACGATGGCACAATAGAAATAACAGCCAACTGCGACAGCCTTACTCTTCTAGTCGAAAATTTAGAAGTAGAAGTGTATCATTTACAAAAAGAAAATAAGGCACTTAAAACCACAGTAAATAAAGAGAAGACAATAGCGCTTAGTGGTTGGCAAAATTTTCAAATATGGTGCGGGCGTATCCTGTTTGGTTTACTGATAGTATATATTATTTACAGAAAAATTAAAGCTAAAATAAAATGGCAGAAAGTATAAGAGCAAAAATGAGAGTCGCAGGGATTGATTTTTCAAGCGACCCGATTAAAGACAAGGTTACTGCCTTAGCTGCTACATGGGTGGGGCAACCTAAGACCCTACGCGATGACGAGCTAACAATCGTAACCGAAGCACCCGACGAAGACCCTGTATATTGTCACGAGCACGACAATGCTATTGACAATTCATTTACAGGCAAGGGGCAGACTATGACAGGCTCGTTTGTCAACATGACGGCGGCGCAGTTGGTAGCACTTGTAGGCGGTAAGCTTGACGGCACAGCCTACGAAATGACCGACAGCCTTTTACCTATCAATACGGCGGTACGTATTCGCTTCCATGAGGGCGGCTGGCTCGTATTCCCGAAAGTAAAAGGCTATGTAACACTAGACTTAAATGTAGGTGTAGGCGGGCGTGTGAAAGCTCCATTCAAATTTACGCCCGTAGTACCCGACGAGGGTGCAATAGGCATTTGGGAGACAGACACAAGCACAGTAGTAGCACCGCCCGCGCCACTTGCCGCACCATTGGCATCGCCTATGAGTGCCCCCGTAGTCGAAAAAATAGACACTAAAAAATAAGTTAGGCTATGGCAGATATACAACAAGATGCTGCCAATCTATTACTTGATAGGGGTATTCGGTTCAATTTACCCGATGCCCCTATTTGGGATAGAATAAGGCGCAAAAATAAAATACATATTCGCCCGCTTCGTGCTGGTGCAATAATGGAAATAGCAATTTTGATGCTTGAGGGCAAACTAGACGAGCCTCGCACCAATTTGCAACTGCATGCCAAGCTAGACGTAATAGCCCAAGTTATCGCTACGGCGGTGCTCAACGATGCCGAGGCAATAGAGCTCAAGCGCGAAGCTCTCACCAAAAAACTATTGAATAAATGCCCCGCGCATGTACTGATACGAATATTCAGACACATAGAGAGCCTAAATAAAATAGAGGGTTTTACGACTATTACCAAATACTTCAATCGTCAAACGCGAATGATGATGACGAAGAGGACGGGGCAACAGGCAAAGGGGAGTTAAGAGGCTACACGGCTGGTCTTCATAGCCCTTTTGGAATGATAGGACAATTAAAAGAAAAATTCGGCTACACGCATAAGTATATACTTTGGGGGCAAGCGTGGGTACTCTTTTTACTCGAAATGGCAGACGCACCCCGCTACGTAAAGGGTAAGCCGCCAACAGAGGTAGAAACAATAACATCGGTAGCAGATGCCGCCAATATGTTCGGCAATTACAGATAAAACGACAAAAGAATGTTAGAGCCAATAGATATAGATATTAATATGAACCAAAACATTAGCGAGGAAGCCCCAAAGGCTACCCTTGCTAGTGAAAATATGGCTCGTGAGGTTGGTAGATTGGAAAAGCTAGTTAAAGACTTGTCTATGGCTTTGGAAGACCAACGGAAGCAGACAGCTAACAGCAATACAGACAATGCTAAATATGCAGAACAAATAAAAGAGATACAGACAGCACTTGAGCAAGCAAACAAAGAATTAGCCGTATATAAAACTGCCGTGGAGCAAGCAAACAAGGCAGCCCACGAGGGTGCAGATGTCAGTGATATATTGAGTGATACCAAGCAAGGGCTCAATGATGTAGAAGATAGTTTGATAGAAGTTGGCAAAAAAGCTGCCGAAATGGGCGGTACACTCAGCAAAGAGATTACCGAGGTCGTAGAGCTGATTCAAGTAGAAAAAAAGGTTATCAATGAGCTGGACAATGATATAGCTAATCTTACCAAGACTTTAAATGAAATGGAAGAGTCCATGTCTGGCAAAGGTATGGATGCTTTTGGAACGGCAGATTCGCCAGCAAGAAAAAAATACGAAGCACTCAAGAAACAACTCGAAGAGCTGAATAATGAAAGGAGTATTGTATAATATACTTGAAAAGTATTCCACTAAAATACTTGAAAAGTATACCACCAGTTAAGTAAAATGTAAGAGCGTCTCTAATAAAGCTCTTTATTTCACTAA